GATCGACGAAGCGCTCACCACCCTGTGCCAGGTGCTGACCCGCGCCGTTGCAGCCCCCGACCTGCCCAACGTCCGGCGGTTCAGTGAGCGCATCGACGAGCTGCTCGAGGCCCGGATGGTGCTGACTCAGGACGCCGTCGTCGACAAGTTCATCGCCCTGGGCGGGCTGGGCGGGCGATGAGCGGCCCCAATGCTGGGCGACGTGGCGCACGCTGGGTTCGACTCAAGGCCAGCCAACGTGCTAAGCGACTGCCGTGCTGGCGTTGTGGGCAACCGATCGACTACACACTGCATTGGCCCGACCCTGGCTCCTACTCGACCGAGCACAAGCTCTCGCGCTCCGCTCACCCGCACCTTGCTGAGGAACCATCCAACCTCGGCAGCAGCCACCTCCTGTGCAACCAAGAGGCGGGCGACAGAGACGCCAAGCCAAGCATCGGAACGACGTCAAGAGACTGGTAAATGTCCGTTTCGCCCGACTTGATGGGGTAGGGGCGTCGCAATCGCTGGCCCCAGATCGGCTAGTTCATTTCGCCGGTAGTGAACTCTCTCCCCCCGATACCCAAGGGGGGTACCCTCAACGCCGCGAGGAGTCCCGTATGTCCGGTTTCGACACGGTGCTCGCCGCCACCGAGGCGTCGATCAAGGCGGCGAAGCACCTCGGGTTGCTCGACGCTGGCGCTGTTGAAGTCCTGCGCCACTTGGCTCGCACCATCGACGCCATCGCTGGGGGTCAAGACGACCTCGAGGATGACGTTGACACCGACCCTCGCAAACCTCGATCGCTGGACAACGTGACGATCCCGACCTACCTGAAGGCGTGCGACGCGCTGGGTCTGACTCCTGCCGGCCGGGTGCGGCTGGATGAGAAGAAGGAGGCGCCGGGTGGCAAGCTTGCGCACCTCCGCAAGATCAACGGCGGCAAGTCGGCCTAAGCGTTTCGGCACGGAGACGCCGCGGATCTTCACCCCGCCGTTGCGGAAGTTGACCCGCAAGACGACGCTCGGCTTCGCGTTGATCGACTTCACTACTGACATCATTGGCATGGAGTTGCTGCCGTGGCAGAAGTGGTTGGCGCTGCACGCACTTGAGTTGCTCCCCGATGGGACGTTTCGGTTCCGCACAGTGGTCCTGCTCGTGGCTCGACAGAACGGCAAGTCGACCTTCCTGCAGATCCTCGCGCTGTTCTTCATGTACGTGCGCGGCGTCTCGCTGGTCATAGGCACCGCACAGAACCTCGACATTGCCGAGGAGGTATGGCAGGGCGCGGTCGACATTGCCGAGGATGTCCCCGAACTCGCGGCCGAGATCGAGAAGATCAACCGGACGAACGGCAAGAAGGCGCTGGAGCTCAGCCACGGCGAGCGCTACAAGGTGCAGGCCACGAACCGGCGCGGTGGGCGCGGCCTCTCCGGCGATCTGGTCCTCATGGACGAGCTGCGTGAGCATCAGTCCTGGGACGCCTGGGGAGCGGTCACCAAGACGACCCTCGCCCGTGCGCTGGCTCAGGTCTGGGCGGCGTCAAACGCTGGCGATGCCGCGTCGATCGTATTGCGGTTCCTGCGCAAGATCGCCCACGTCGCGCTCGGTGACCCTGACGGTTTGCAGGACGCGACTGACGCGGCCCCGGATGATGCCGAGGTCGCCGAGGAACTTGACGGCGATGACTCGCTCGCCATCTTTGAGTGGTCGGCTGTTCCTGGTTGTGACCTCAACGACCTCGACGGAATCGCGCAAGCCAATCCTTCGCTCGGCTACACGATCACCGAGCGGGCCATCGCGGCAGCACGACGCACGGACCCCGAGTGGGTCTACCGTACCGAGGTTCTGTGCCAATGGTCGGACGGTTCCCTCGAAGGCCCGTTCCCTCCGGGCGCTTGGGAGGCTGGCACGGTTCGACCTCCCGCGCTGCCGGCCATTGTCGGCAAGGTCAAGGCGTGCATTGATGTGTCACACGACAGGTCCCGCGCGCACATCGCGTTCGCTGGGATCAACGATCGTGGTCGCCCGCAGGTTGAGATCGTCGCCTCGCGTGCCGGTGTCGAGTGGGTCCTGCCTTGGTTGCAGGACCCGAAGCGTGTCGATCTGATCGAGGCCGTGACGGGTCAGACCCGTGGCGCCCCAGTGTCTGGACTGTTGCCCGTCCTGGCTGCCGCCGGCGTGCCGGTCGTGGACTGGCAAGGCCCAGACCTTGGCGCAGGCTCTGGCGGCTTCTACGACCTTGTGCGCGACAACGGTTTTGACCATCTTCCGCAGCCCGTCCTTGACGTCGCAGCGGCAACCGCTGTGACCAAGCCGTCCGGCGACGGGTGGCTCTGGGATCGGCGCCATTCACCTACTGACATCGCCCCACTGATCGCGGCGAACGGCGCCATGTGGCTGCTCAACCGACCAGCCGAGGTCGAGTTCGTGTCCGCTTATGCATCAGGAAGGGTCGAGGTGATCTGAGAATGGGGATGTTCGACTTCCTGAAGCGTCTCAATGGCAACCCGGCTACATACCAGGGGCAAGAGGTCACCTACGGCCCGAGCCTGATCCATGACGAAGTGCTGGGTATGAGCCCGGCCGAGGTGTGGCGGACTCAGCCGCACCTGCGCACGGTGGTCACGTTCTTGGCCCGCAACGTCGCTCAGTGCGCCCCTCAGACCTTCCTGCGCGTGGGGGAGACCGACCGGCAACGACTGCGCGACGGGGCGATGGCCGAGGTTTTGAAGCGACCCAATACCAACACCACCGTCTATGAGCTGATCTACGGGATCGTCGCTGACCTGGCCCTGTACGACGTCGCCTACCTGCACTTCACCAAGGACGCAGATGCCCCGTCAGGTTGGTCGCTGTATCGGCTCCCGCCTGACTGGGTGACCCCACAGGGTGGTGACGCGTTCGCGTACTCGTCGTATCTGGTACAGGTCAACGGCGGCGTGGAGCGGGTGCGCCTGCCGGCCGAGAAGGTCATCGACTTTCACGGGTGGAACCCATCCGACACCCGTTACGGGTCATCCCCGGTGGGCGCGCTGAAGGCGATCCTGGCCGAGCAGATGATGGCCGTTCAGCATCGTCAGCAGGTGTGGCAGCGTGGTGGCCGGATCTCGTCTGTTATCACCCGGCCTGCGAATCCGGCTGGGACGTGGACGGATGCGCAACGAGAGACGTTCCGCAAGGACTGGAACTCGAAGTACTCAGGCGACGGATCACAGGCGGGTGGCACGCCGATCCTCGAAGACGGCATGACCATCAACAAACTCGACTTCAACGCCCACGAGCAGCAGTTCGTGGAGGCCGCGAAACTATCCCTGGCCACCGTCGCAGGGGTCTATCACACCAACCCGACGATGCTCGGGGACAACACGGGCGCGAACTACAGCAACGTGCGTGAGTTCCGCAAGATGCTCTACGGCGATACTCTCGGCCCGATCTTCAGCCAGTTCGAGGACCGCTTCAACACGTTCTTGGTGCCGGTCCTTGACCCGCGTCCCGGCGTGTATGTCGAGTTCAACATCGCGGAGAAGCTGCAAGGCAACTTCGAGGAGCAGGTCACCGCACTATCGGCCTCGGTCGGCGCCCCGTACATGCTGCGCTCTGAGGCTCGCGCTCGGATGAACCTGCCGAGCATCCCTGACGCTGACACGCTCGTAGTGCCGTTGAACGTCCTGACGGGCGGACAGGCGTCACCGCGTGACAGTGCCCCACCCAAGGGTGGCCCGGTCCAGTTCAAGTCGCGGGCGCCTCAGGCATATGAGGACAAGCACGCAGACGTGGTGCGTAAGTTCTTCCGCCGTCAGGCATCGGTCGTCAAAACGGCGCTCGGAGTGAAGGCTGCCGACGACTACTGGGACGAATCCCGTTGGGACTCTGAGCTTTCCGATGACCTCTACCGCCTCGCGGTGCTGGTCACTGGCGAGGTGTCGGCGAAGACGCTGGACGCGATCGGGTTCAGCCCTGACCAGTACGACGCTGATCGCACCCTCGCATGGTTGCGTGAGGCATCGGATCGTTCGGCCAAGTCCATCAACGCCACAACCAAGGCGGCCATCGACGCTGCACTGGCCGAGGATGACCCAAGCGCCGCCGTGACCAACGTGTTTGACGTCGCAGAGGGCTCACGCTCGACTGCCATCGCGGTCGGCGCAGTCACCATGCTGTCGGCGTTCGCCACTGTGGAGGCCGCTCAGCAAGTGGCCGGCGACGTTGCCACGAAGACGTGGATCACTGGCCCTAGGGCTCGCCCGTCACACGCTGCAATGAGCGGCGAAACGGTCGCGCTATCCGAGGACTTCAGCAACGGTATGGCATGGCCGGGGGACTCGTCCGGTGGCGCGGACGAGGTCGCCGATTGCAACTGCTCGCTCGACATCAACATCCCATGACCGCACAAAGGAGATCGACGTGAACCTCAAGACAGCTGCGGTGCAGATCAAAGCCGGCCCAGCCGACGGACTCGCAGAGGGCCAGTTCATCGCCTACGCGAGCGTCTTCGGCAACGTCGACAGCTACGGCGACGTCGTGATGCCGGGCGCGTTCACGGACACCCTTGCCGAATGGGCGCAGTCTAAGAGTGAGCTGCCAGTGCTGTGGGGTCACGACATGTTCGACCCGTTCTCGAACATCGGCAACGTCACCGAGGCGGTTCAGGACGAGAAGGGCCTCAAGGTCACCGCGCAGCTCGACCTGGAGTCACCGAAGGCCGCACAGGTCTATCGGCTGCTCAAGGGTCGGCGGGTCAACCAGATGAGCTTCGCCTACGACGTGCTTGACGGTGGCTCGGTCACCGAGACCGTCGATGGCGAGGACTCCACGCACTACGAGTTGCGCAAACTCAAGCTCTACGAGGTGTCTGTGGTGCCTCTCGGCGCTAACCAAGAGACCGAGATCCTCGCTGTCAAGGCTGCCGTTGAAGCCCTCGACGCCGGTATCAAGTCGGGCGCCGAGTGGAGCGCCAAGAACGAGGCTTCGGTCCGCGATGCTCACGCAGCCGCGACGACCACGACCTCGAAACTCAAAGACGTCCTTGACGCAATCGATGCGTCCAAGGCGAAAGACCAGGGAAAGGCCAGCGCGAGCGGTCCGGCCAAGGACGAGGAGCCCGAAGGGGCCAAGTCCGAGGAGCCCAGCCTCGACGTGTCCGTTGATGACCTGGCGGCAACCATCCGCATCAAGATTCTGGAAAGGATCTAGTAATGAACCCAAGGCAGAAGCGGACAGCCGCCCTCGTCGCCGCGCAGGCGATCGTCGAAGGCGCCAAGTCCGCAGTACGGTCCATGACTGACGACGAGAAGTCGCAGGTCGAAGTCCACCTCAAAGAGGTCGAGGAACTCGACGTCCAGATCAAGGACGCCGACGCCGACCAGGAGCGTCTCGGTCGTCTCAAGGCCCTCACCCCGGCAGCCAAGGAGGGTGGCCAGCCCAAGGACGGACCGGAGATCGCCCGCACCCTCGGTGAGCACTTCGCCAAGTCGGTTGGTGAGGCTGGGTTCGCCCGCCTGAAGGCGATCAGCGGTCACACCGTGTCAGCGCCTGAGTACGTCAAGGCGGCCACTGACCCGCAGGTCACGACAGGCTTTGGCTTGATGCTGACCGAGGTCGATCGGTCCATCGTCCACGCCAACCGCCCCGGCCCGGTCGTCGCTGACCTGCTCAGTGCAGGCACGCTGTCCGGCAACGCGATCACCTACTTCATTGAGGGTGCTCTCGAAGGCGACTTCGCGACCGTCGCTGAAAGTGGCGCCAAGCCGCAGTTCCACAATGCGGACCCGACCCCTGTCACCGACGCTCTGAAGAAGGTCGCCGGATGGTGGGACACCTCGGACGAGATGGTCGAAGACCTCCCGTTCATGGTCTCCGAGATCAACAACCGCGGCCTCTACCGGCTGTCGATGGTCGAAGAGGCACAGTTGGTCAGCGGCGCAGGCACCGGCTCAACTGTGCAGGGTCTGCTCAACCGTGTCGGCATCCAGACCGAGGTTCAGGCCATCGCGCCCGACTCGGCCCAGGACGCGCTGTTCCGTGCGATCACCAAGGTGCAGACCGCGACGGGACTCCCGGCTGACGGCATCATCATCAACCCTGCGGACTACCAGAAGCTGCGGCTGTCCAAGGACGCCAACGGTCAGTACTTCGGCGGGGGTTTCTTCTCCGGCCAGTACGGCAACGGTGGAGTCATCAGCCAGCCGCCGCTGTGGGGTCTGACCACGGTGGTCACCACGGCGACCGCCGCCGGGACCGCCATTGTCGGCGCGTTCAAGCAGTCCGGCACGGTGTACCGCAAGGGTGGCGTGCGGGTCGAGTCCACGAACAGTGACCTCGGCAAGTTCACGTCGAACATCGTCACGACGCGCATCGAGGAGCGTGTGGCCCTGGCCCTGCGTATCCCGCTGGGCGTCGTGAAGGTCACGCTGCTCTGATCGAACCTGACGTGAGGGGTCGGCTGATGGTCGGCCCCTCACGTCCAAGCGGGAGAGGAATACATGATGAAGGAATACACGATCGACATTGCAGGGCTGTCGCACACCGTCCTGCTCGACGACGCCGAGGCAAAGCGGATCGGCGCGAAGCCGGTTCAGCGGGTCGAGGCCAAGCAGGCTCCTGCCCCGGCGAACAAGGCGCGTACCGCGCCGAACAAGTCCGGTGACAAGTAACCCCATCGTCGTCCCCGGTGACCTGACCGCATATCAGGCCGGTGACGCGCAGAGCCTCATCGACCAAGCGACCGCTGACGTGCGCCGGTACTGCCAGTGGCATGTCACGCCCAGCATTGCCAATGACAGCGTGACCCTTGACGGGTCCGGCAACGGCACGCAGATCCTCCCGAGCCTGCACGTCACAGCCATCACGTCAGTGACCTACGACGGGACGCTGTTGACCGCCGACGACTACACATGGTCGCCGATTGGCGTCATCGAGTACGTGCCTCGCGGCCCGTACTTCGCGAACGTCTGCCATTGGTCGAGTGGGCTCGGCAAGGTCGTCGTGGTCATGACTCACGGCTTCGATGAGGCTCCCGACCTAGCCGGTGTGATCCTGGCGTTGGCGTCCCGGTCGATAGGCAACCCGAACAGGTTGACCCGGACGCAGGCCGGTCCGTTCGCTGACCAGTACGAGGTCGGGTCGGGCTTCACTGCCAGCGAGTTGGCAACGCTCGACCGCTACCGGCTGCCTCCACGGCCATGAGGGGTGAGACGGTCATCGTCCTGACGGGCACCCCGGTCCTCGATGCGTACTCGAACCTGCCAACTGGCATCGACTGGACGACCACCCCACCGACCGAGGCTCCGGTCGACAACGTCCTGTGCGAGCCGCGCCCGTCCTCCGAGCCTGTTCAGGACGCGCGTAACAGCGTGACGAGCGGATTCACTCTCTACATGCCAACAGGGACTGCGATCACCCCGGCCAACCGGGTCCGTGTCCGTGGCGTCGACTACGACGTGTTGGGCGAACCGTCCGACTGGCGTCTTGGGTCGTGGCGTCCTGGTCTCGTGGTGCAGACGAGCAGAACGGCGGGCTGACATGACCACCGTCCGTATC